AGCTTCTTGATTAAATTTAAGCTCACCAAGTAATGCTTTCTGCTGTGCCGCCCATTCCTCAGTTCTGCCCGGAATCTTGGAATAAGGTATGTACAAAGATTTAAAACCGTTAATGCCTTGCTCCGCATCATTCCAAAATTTCCAAAAATGATTATAACCAAATGGCGTAGATGTAAGCAGAATTTTTGTTGTTTCACCTGCAGAAATTGTCGGATAAACTGAAGTGAAAAAATCTTCAGCTACATTATTTGGAATAATAGCAGCTTCGTCAATGTATAACCAGTTTACAGATTTGCCTCGGATACCAGAAGAACTTGTTGCTGCAGTAAATACTCTAGACCCATTCTCTAGTTCAATGTCACCTTTATTGAATGTCTTTACACCCTGTTGCATCCATAGCGGCAATGCTTCATACATTATCTGATATCTATAAAGTACCTCCCTAGCGGCTGAGGATTTGTTTGCAAGTATAGCAACCGTCTTTGATTCTTGAAATAACGTATACCACAAAATACAAGCGGCAGCAGTAATAGTTTTACCCTGCTGCCTACCCTCCATCAAAATAACCTTTCGATTATTTAAAATAACATCTACTTTTTCTTTTTGGCATTCATATAATTTAAAGTGCACTAAACCTTGATCTAAAGAAACGATCATACAATAAGTTTCTATGAAATAAATTGGATCTCTAGAACATTTAATTATTTCTTGAACTTGTTCTGGAGTATAATTGATAACCGTGCCGATCTGTTTAAGATTCGGATTACCATTATAAGAAATTCTTTTATTCATTATTCTTTTTTAACAATTTCATCAATTCAGTTGTTGATCCTGCAAACACTACATTATTTTGAGTACCGATACTAGGTTTATCATTTTCACTGTTCAGATCTTTCACCTTTTTCTGCAATTCAAGAAGATCCTTCGCTACATCGGACATTGTCTTTATTAGTTGTCCCGCAACTTCATATGTTCTCGGATGCTCAGAGTTTTTAGCTAAATTTATCATTTCATCTAGAGTGTCTTCACCTTTAACAATTAATTTACGAAGGGTCGCCCTAGCTAATTGATAATCATCTTCTTTGTCTAATTCCAAAGATTGAGATGGCATAAGCACAGGAAGAGCTTCCTGTTTAGTTTCTTCAATATTGAACAGTTTGTTCAATTCTGGTATATTGTTCATTAAAAGTCTTCGTAATTTTCTAGATAATCAAAACTCTCATCAGGAGTAGCAGTATTTGGGTTAACTTCTACAGAATATGATTGTTGCCTGTTAGTTAATGCTCTATCAGAAAAGGTATCAGTAACAACTTTCTTAATAACACCTTGTTTATTAATTGGCCCATAAAAGTTTAATTTCATTAAAAAATTAAACGTCCAAATAATGGATCTTCTTTGTTTGAAATCGCCTTCGTATTGATCGTCGTATAATATATTTTCCAATAGAATTGGCAAATCATTTTTTATATCTAGAGCTGGTATAGCTTTTAATGTTAAGTTGTAATCAGGATTAAAATAAGGTAATATCTGTTCTACAATCTGTAAACCATCGTCTTGATTTTTAGAATATACGTATAAACTTAAATCTATGTTATAAGGCGTTGGTGCATATTGAGCCAACGCAGAAGTTGAAGAATTTATAGCTCTATTCTGTTGTATTGGACTAATTTTTCTATTTGGATCATATCTCAACCCAATCATTTCAAAAGACATTCTCGGAAGAATGACTTCTATATTTTGCTCGTCTACACTAGGTTGCTGTGCAATACGTTGTATAAACTTTTGTTTAGGCGCATAAGCTAAAGGTACCTTAAAAGTTTGTACTATACCACCACTTGAATTTAGTCGATCAATGGTGATATTATTAAACATATTACCAAAAGCAACTATTGCTTTTCTAATGGTACCCCAATAAAATTTTTGATCTAACATTAGCGATAAACCTCACCAAATGGATTGCGTTCAGTAAAGTCTAGAATGTCATCTATATTTGTATCAAAGTCTTCGTTATCTGCTGCTGGGTCTAAAGCTACAGTACTAAAATCTTCCACCATTAGTGTTGATTCAGAATAGTATTCCAAAAGTAATGCCTCTCCATCTTCTTTATGGAATTCAAATTGTTGAATATCCAAACGTTTATCATCAAGTAAATCATCAATTTCGTCAATACCAGTTGTAACTCTTTCGTTAGAAAATTCAAATAATTCGCAATCCAATTTAAATACAAATAATTTGCCAACCTGGAAGAAAGGATCCTGTCCGGTAACTTTTCTAATTTCAAAAAATGATTTGGTAAGAGGAAAATATAACAGATCACCTTCAGCGGGTCTTGTTTCCAAAATAGTATTACCAACACGCCCTACTACCTGATCCCATCTACGTCTCGACACTACGAAACGAGCAGTATCTCTTAACTCAACACCAAATTTGGTTAATAGTTCGCCCTCACCTTCAAATCCCATAACATTTTCCATATACATTTCTATAGGATAAGCATGCTCGTAGGTGTTCAAAGGATCCTCGCCCAAAATCGGATCCTCATTAAATTTTTTTCTGGGAATATAATACAATTCAAAACCATAAATTTTCAGACATTCTATTATCAGATCTTCGTAGAGCATCTGCTCAGATCTGCGTCCCATTGGAATGCCCGAATGGAAATATGGATTAACTGTAGTCATTCTTTTCTATTGACTTTCTATAGACAAGGTGTTAGTATCTGCTATGTACCTAGATGATATTAGCCAACAAACATATCAACTGGTAATTCGAATCTAGATTGCATTTCATCTTCAATAGCTTTTATTTCACCTATTGCTTCTTGGTATAAAGTATCTCCGTTAAGCATTACTCCACCTGGTAATTGAATACCGGAGAACTTCTTTAAATTAACACCCCATTGTCTTTTTATCAATGCTGTAGTATACTTCTTTAGAAACATATCATTGTAAACATCTGTATATTCATCTGGGTTTAATATTCTATAACATTCAGCTATAGCATATGCGCCAGGATAAACATCTGCTTGCCAGTCCCAATCAATGTATAGACGATTCATATGTCTATTAAATCTTACAGGTTTTTGCCCTACAAGTAATTGATTTATCAATTCAAGTTCCATTTTAACCATCGAATAATAAATCAAATCAGTAGACATTAATGAATAAAGATCATTAATTAGAATTTGATAACGAATATCAAACATATTTAATCCTCTTGTTCTATTTGTAAGAGGAAGAATACGATCAACACCGACAACTAAATCACTTATACTAACGTATTGATTTGTGATGTCTTGTTCTGTAAACTGTATTTTTAGATACACCTTTTCTACAGCATCATAGTGATATTCTCTGTAAAACTGAAAGGCTTCATCAATTCTATCTTCTACTTGGTCATCATCTACATTTATTTCTATTACTGGATGACCCAATGCTCTAAGACAATAATCTTTAAGTTGTTCTCTTGTTGTAATAGATGCCATTACTTTGTTACCTCTGGAAATACGGTTATGATACCTTCTTGTATTCTATAAACAACATTAGAATCATATAGTTCTACATCATATACATATCTACCAGCCTTTAGATTGGCGGTTTGTGATGATGTTAGAGAAAGGTTAACATTTCCTCCAGCATTACTATTAATAGCTGTAGTTAAAGTAACAGCATTTGCGCTATAATAAGATCTTCGCATACTGGCCCTTGGTGTCAGACCAGATATATCTATAGCGGTTTTATTTTTGTCTCTGTATATGACAAAATCAGAAAAGGTAGTGCCTTGGTCTATTGCTAAATTTTTAGTCGCTGCCATCTTTAACCACAGTGATAAGTTACTGCTATTTGTTTAACATCTGTAGGTGAATCAAATGTTACAGATTCTCTAGCTTTAGCTACAGTATAATTTCTTAAAAGATCATCAGCTTGCTTCATTCCTTTACCAGGCATGGATGATGTAGTAATTAGATCTCCTGCTTCAATATTTCCATTCTCACCGCAAACGTTTATGTAACCTTCACCTAAAGCATTTATATGTAAAACTTTGTAACCGTTTGGTATATTATAAATTAATTCTTTTGTTGGATTATTATTAACTACATTAGTTTCAGGTACAATTTGTGTTTCTAATGTCTCGCCGTTTTCACCGACCGGGCCAGATAAAAGTGTATTATGATACTCAGTTTCTGGTATCTCATTGATTACATACCAATCATCAGGTATTTCATCAACATATTGAGTAAAAACTCCAATCACATTCTTTTGATTGGGCAATGTACTTTTCTTAATTTCTACAACAGCATTGCTTATATCTATCTGTTTTAAAACTGAATGGTCTATAACTATATCACCAGGAACCAAATCAAGTTCATTTGTAATACCATCATGCACTCCTGTAAATGGTGCATAACCTTGCGTAGAATAAATTTTACCAGTTGATCCATATACGGAATATATGTCATAGGCTAAGAAACCTTTGGATCTTTCAGTGTTAGTACCTTGATTATTTAGTCTTCCAAAGGCCCCGAAAGAAACAGTAGCGCCTGATGCTGCACCTACAAAACTTGATTGCCCAACGGCGCTTAGTCCTGTAGGAGAACCAAAACTATCAGAACCCGAAGTTTGATAATTTACTGATGCTATACCGAAAGAAGCATTAAACAATGCTGCACTTATTCCAGCAATACCTGGGCTAACGCCACCACAACCGTTGATATATGTTTCGCTTCTAAAATATCCTAAACCATTGTTATTATATGAAGTAGGATTGTATAATCCTCTAAAAAGAGCAGAATACCGATCATGTCCCAGAGAAACAATATTATGAAACCCGTAGAAATCAGATCTTCCGCTATTAGCAAATACACCACCAAAATTACCTTCTCTTGCGACACCGCCCATAGCAAATGCAGCTGTCCCAGATGTAGACGAATTGAATCCTAATACTCCAGCTCCGTTGCCTGTAGAATTAAAAAGTCCTGTTCCTTGAAATCCATTCATTGAGGTACCAGAACCAAGCGCAAAACATCCTAAACTATTAAATGTAGTAGTACTTCCTGAAGATAATTTTGCAGGGGAAGCTGTACTATTACATATACAGCTTCCATCAAATCCAGAGCTTATAATTTTATCTGTAGTGATGGCTCCGGCACACAATCTATCTCCTGATATAGATCCTGCCTGTATTTTATCAGAATTTATTGCGCCTGCAGCTATTTGATTAGCACTAATAGTACCATTTACAACTAAACCACCATTAATATAAGCTGCTATATTAGACCAAGCAGATCCTGTCCAAAATCTAGTTTCTGAGAATCCTGTTGAAGTATTATATAATGTCACCTCATCTCGTATTCTTACACCGTCAGGTGATACTATTTCTGTAATCGCTGCATTGGCTGTACCATCATCCCAATAACTAAAAGAAATAGGTTTCGCGATTCTTAAATTACCTCGAACACCGGCACTGCCATCTTGGCCAGATTGAGTAAATTTTCTAACATTTATCCAAGTACCAGCAGTGAC